TAAAAGGAAAGCCTAGTTTAAACTAGGCTTTTTTCTTTCATTGCTAATTCATAAGCTCTAGCCAATCTTGTCATACCAATACCAGCTCCGAATCTTGGGAAAAATTCTAATGATAAAAAGTCATTTAATTCTTTTTCCACTCTTTCTTTTCCGAATAATTCGAATAACTTATTTGAGTAACCACCATTTTCTATTTCATAAAACATTTCTCTCATTTTATCAACATCGCAACTTCTTTCAGCTGAACCGATAGTTTCTTGACCATATAAGATAACATCTACTTTATTGAAAATACCATTTGAATCATGTTTCATGTTCCAAAAAGGGTTTGTTCTAATTGGAAAGTTTTGTAATGATATAATATTACCTTTTTCTTTCCACATTTTTGATTCATGCTCATCTTCAAGGATTGGAACATTCCCATATTCTTCACAAACATCATCATAATTAACTTCAAACATGTCATCTTCAAAACCTAAATGATATAACAACTCTCTTTCAAGGTTAATTAAATCTTTCATGGTTCCTTTTGATTCAAATTCAAACATTGGGAAGATTAATTCATGTCTTCCAGCGATTGGATTTTTTTCAGCTCTGTACGATGTGGATAAACAGAATACACCATCCCATTCTGGGTTTTTAAGTAATTCATATTCTAACCACATTTGCCCAGTTTGAGGCAATGGCCATACTTCTCCGTTATAATTAAATGATGCTACTGAATGTGGATTTTCGCATGCTGCCAATATTGACAGTCTTGATTGTGTCGGTACTTCAATGAAGTTTTTAGACAAAAAAAAAGCCCTTAATTTCTGGGCTAATTCATGATAACTTTTTGTGTTTTTCATAGTTTTTTTATTGTTTTGTTATTATTTGCCTTGGCCTACATATGCCTTTGCGTAATTTTTAGATGATTTCAATTTTGATGTTTTACATTTTGAATGAACACCTGGTCTTTTTTTCTTAGGTTTTCTAATAAATTGAATTGCACTTTGTTGTTTTGCTTTTGCTGCCATAATATTAATTTTAAAATAAATATTGTATTTTTAGAAAAAAGATGTATATTTACTAAAAAAAAGTTTATGAAAAATTCAATCACAATCGATTTGGATATCGATAGAGACCAACAAGTTTTATTTATGAAAGATTCTTCTTTTGTTCAACCAAGCAACAGAGAGGAAGCTGCTGAAATGGTACACACAGACATTAAGACAATTACTGCTGGTTTAAAAATTTTAATTGACATGGCAGCATACAATGGTTATGGTAATGTTGAAGAATTTGTAAATTACGTCAACGGAGAATTAAATGAATTATTAATTAAAGAAACTAGTGAGTCAGGAGAGACAGAAAATACACAGGAATAAATTAACAGCGATACACTCATTCACAGTATTCCCACAAGACTTAAATTATGCTGATACGTTATTTGGTGGGAAAGTCATGGCTGAAATTTTTTTGGTGAAAAAGTAATTTTTTAATTTTTAAAAATATTTATTTATAAATGATGTTATGTATGTGTATGAAACAACTAATTTAATTAATGGTAAAAAATATATAGGTGTTAGTGTTACAAATAAAAATAGTGATAAATATTTAGGTTCTGGTGTTTTATTAAAAATGGCTATTAATAAGTACGGGTTTGAAAATTTTGAGAAAGTAATATTAAAAAAATTTGATAATGAAAAAGAAGCTAGAGAGTATGAAAGATATTTAATACAAAAATTAGACGCTATTAATAATGATTCTTATTATAATTTAGTTGTTGGTGGTTACGGTGGTGGTGTTAATAAACATCATGTTAGCGAAGAGACTAAAATAAAAATAAGCCAAGCTAAAAAGGGTAAAAAATTAAATAGAGAACAAATCGTTAATATGGGTAAAATTACTTTACAATACGATTTAAATGGTTATTTTATTAAAGAATTTGAAACAAAATCAGATGCTGAAAAATTTATTGGTTGTAAAATGACTAAATTGGTTCCAAATAAAGTCGTTTATATTAAAGGTTTTGTTTGGAAATATAAAAATGGTGAAATTGAAAATAAAATAGAATCATATTATGATATTAAAAAAAAATATAATGAAACTATATCAAAATTAAATGCTAAATTAACTAAAGATGATGTTTTTAATTTAATATTGGATAAAGAAAGTGGTATGACTTATTCTGAAATATCAAAAAAATATAAAATATCTAATAGTTGTGCTTATGAAAGAGTCATAGGTAAAACATATAAATGGGTATGGGATGAAAAATAAAAAAATAGATAAATTAACAGCTACACATTCGTTTACAGTGTTTCCACAGGATTTAAATTATAGTGACACTTTGTTTGGTGGTATTACCATGCAACATATGGATATTGCTGGTGTTAAAGTAGTTAGACGTGCACTATATGGTACAGGTGCTGAAGGTGCCGTTACTGCTAGTGTTGATAGGATAGATTTTAACAAAGCAGCATTTCTTGGTGATTTAATAACCATGTTTGCTGAAATAAAGTCGATTGGTAGGTCATCTATTAGCGTTAGAATAACTGTTAGTAGAGAAAGCCAAATTGGGTTTGTTGAAGATATATGCGCAGCTAATTTCACATTTGTTGCGATGAAAGATAAAAAACCATTCCAACATGGATTGAGTTTTGAGATTTTAAAAAGTGAAGAGTGATGGGTAAAGTTATAAGAGTTATTAAATCATGCAAAAATTTAATACAATTAAGTTTTGCTAAAAAATATATGGATTTATATTTAATAAGTTATTATAACGAATCTTTTAAACTAAGTGCTGATTTATATAAGAATCAGTGCAATTTGTTATATCAAACATACGTAGAAAAAGAAAAAGAGTTAAAAAATATTGCACTGTAAATATTTTTGTTGTACATTTGCTATCATGAGCGAAAGAAAAAAAGCCGAAAAAAAAGAAATTCCAAAGATTGAGCCCAAGAAAAGAGAAGTCCCTATTGAAGTTCCTAATATTGAAACTAATAAGGATGAAGTAAAACAAAAAAGGGTTGAAAACAAGTACACTAAATTAGCGTTGGATGCGAATCAAGAAGAAAGAAAGGTTTTTAGTGACAAAGTAAAAAGTGGTGAGTTAAAGTTCGCTTATTATGCTTTGGAAGGTGAAAAAGGATATCATTTTTATCAAATATTAAAAAAATAAAGTATGACACTTAAAGAAAGAATCAATGCTGATTTCATGGAGGCATTTAAAACAAAAGACATGGAAAGAAAAAACTTTTTAGGCGTATTAAAAAGTGAAATCCAAAACGAAGAAAAAAGAGGTTCAAGTTCTAATGATGATGTTGTCTTAGGTATCTTAAAAAAGATGGAGAAATCATTAATTCAGACAAACACTGAAGAATCATTAAAAGAGTTAGAAATCATTAAACCTTATTTGCCTAAAATGATGAGTGAATCAGAGATTTATGATGCTGTTAAGACAATTTTTGAGTCTGGTGCTGAAAATGTTGGAATGGTAATGAAGCAATTCAATGAAAAATACAAAGGAATGGCTGATAATAAATTGGTTTCAAAGTTAGCTGGTGATATATTAAAAACTGTATAAAAAATAAATCATGAAAAAAGAGCAAATATACAATATATTGGACAACATGATGGCCAATCATAAATCAATAAAGTTTATAAACCATTTAGTTAAGTCTTACCTACCATCAAAAAAAATATGTGTGGTTAATGGTTTAAACAATGATAAACTAAAATGCTTATTTACTGATGAGGATTTAGTTACTTTAGATGACTTATTAAAAAACGTTAATGGTGATTCGCAAAAAGAAGTTGTGAATCAGATTATAAGTAGTATAACTAAGAATAAAGAACTTGATGGTTATGATTTAAATATCTTAATAACAAATAGTGGCAAGTCTTTAGCGATTAGTGGGGACCAAACAAATACCTACATGTCAATACATTCTTATTTATATTTCTTTGAATGGGTTAAGGAAAAATTAAATGAAGGTAATAAACACATTAATTGGTTGATAGGTTCAAATAAAAATAGTATATTTGGTAACACGATTAAACCTAAGGTTAAAAAAGAGGTTGAATTTGATTCAAATTCTGCGAAATATAAATTAGGTGAAGCTTGTGATGTTTTAATAAAACTTAAAGAAAAAATGGATGGGAAATTTTAATGGAAAGATGCTTAAAGGTGACGATGAAAGTAAAAAAAAATTATTGAAGGAATTAAATAGGAAAGTTAAAGAAACAGAAAAAAAACTTATGAAAGAAATAGTAAAACAAAACAGATTTAGTGATAACTTAGAGATACCAGTACCAATGGATATTATGAGCGGTAGTTTTAAACAACCATATGAAATTGATGACGATGATGACGATGATTATATGGAGAACATATATGGTTATTCAATTAGTTTTGTTGAATTAGCGATTATAAATTCATATTTATATGATAATTTTAGAACAAAGAAAAATAATGATATAATTGTTAGTTCATATGGTACTGTTGATAACATCGGTAGATTGGAATTTGGTGGTGTTTTTGAGAACACAAAATCTTTTTGGTTTAAATGTACTATAAAAGAAGATGAAAACGATTATTTCATCCAAACAAA